CTCTCGTTACAGGCGCTTCAGGAGATGGCTAAGACCTCGGAGTTTCCTGTGGCGACGATTTGCTAGGAGGATTTATGGGAGAGGAATACGCAATTGGTGATCTGCACTTGGGCCACAAAGCTATTCTACACTTCTCTCCTCAACGTGGGGGGAGCAACGTAGACGAGCACAACGAATGGATCATCCATCAATGGAACTCGACCGTCAAACACAAGAACGACATGGTCTGGGTCATGGGTGACGTCGCGTTCTCGCTCGAAGCCCTGAAGCTCGTAGGTCGCCTCAAAGGCTACAAGCGCCTGGTGCGCGGCAATCACGATCAGCAATCGACTGAGAACTACCTCGAGTACTTCAACAATGTATTCGGGATCGTGAAACACAACGGACTCTGGCTCAGTCACGCTCCTATCCATCCACGCGAGCTCCGTGGGAAGTTCAACGTCCACGGCCACGTTCATCAAAACACGATTCCGGATCGGCGCTACTTTAACGTATCCGTCGAAGCACTCAACGGAATCCCAATCAAACTAACCGAGATCAAGGAACGACTCGGTACTTTTCCAGAAGGAGATTCACTATGATTGCATTACTTCTTTTCGTCATGTCGGCGCACGCAGACATCGTACTCGAAGGATTTCCCGAACACGCCGACACCGTATTCGAGGGGTTCCCTAACTCCATCACGACGATCAAATCCATGAATGATCACAGCATTGTTATCCATACGCGGCATCCGAGTAACACGTCGTACGCAACGTACCCGCCTCGACCGGTGCCGGACTCAGTCGTTGAGGAGACCTGGACCTGCAGCGGAAAGCTCTCGCTCGAGAAAAGACGCACAGGAAGAGTCATCACTGAAACAGAGCACGAAGAGTGGGACAAATGGGGAAAGTAGAACGCATCTGTAACCGCGGCCACGAAGTCGTTCGTGGCAAAACCGGCTATTTCAACCCGGCGCTCAAGTACCTCGTCTGCAAACCGTGTCGGCAAATCTCTCAGAAACAGTGCAGAGATCGGCACAAGAAAAGAGATGAAGAATGCCTCAAGAAGATATCGACTCGAATTACAGAAGGCGGATCGCTGACGGTCTAGCTGAGTTTTTCAAAGACGAGCCACATAAAATTGCGCTCTGGCTTTTGGTTCCTAACCCGCATTTTGGAGGGTGCTCGCCCACCGAGCTGATCGTGATGCGTAGGACGGTCGGCCTTGCGAAAGTAGTGAAGTTCATCGAGTGCGCGTTGGATGAAAACGTGCCGCTTGTAAAAACAACGAAAAGGAAAAAGAATGGCAAATCGTAAAAGCACCACACAGCGTATTGATCTCTCGGTGATTAGAAGAGAGTCGATCGCAATTATGCTAGCAAAGAAATTCCAAGACGATCCAAAACGAACTGTACATTGGCTTTTTGAAGCAAATCGATGCTTTAACGGAAAATCTCCGGCAGAGATAATCGTAGCCTTAGGAGAAGATGGTTATGAGGAAGTCGAAGTCATGATCAGATCGTACAAGGGATTCGATTACGATACTCCAGAAAACGCAGTAAACGCCGTACGAAAAGCATATAGAGTAGGACAGAGCAAATTTGCCTAGGCACAGAATTTCTAAAAACATGCAATCACTGGCGCCACCTGAAACAAAGTGGTGCCCACATTGCGAAGAGTTTTTGCCGCTTGATATGTTTTATAAAGATAGTTCGTCTCCAGACGGACGGGAGTTTTGGTGCAAGGAAAAGAGAAAGAAATCAGTGAGGGCTACGATTGCCAGATCTCCGGATCACTACGCCGAGTACCGCAGTCAGTGGGGGAAAAATAATCGCAATCGATCGAGAATTTCGGAAAAGAAAGCGTATCAAAAGAAACGCTTGAACAATCCTGGTGCTCTACAAGCGAAGGTTAGAACCCGTCAAGCAACGCAGATGCAAAGAACCCCAAGATGGGCTGACCTAAAGGCAATTGAAGAGTTCTATCGAGATTGTCCGAAAGGATACGAGATCGACCATTGGGCACCTCTTCAAGGAGAGATCGTGTCTGGACTTCACGTCTTCGAAAATCTGCAGTATCTGACACCAGCAGAAAACAGAAGAAAGAATAATCGGTTTCCGTGGCCCGTTCCTGAAGGGCATCGAAAGTATTTCAAGGCATCAAAATAGAAACGGCGCCTGGAATTAACCAGGCGCCGTCTACTATTTAGCTCGGACTTTAGCTTAGAACGAACCGGGGTTCGGAGCCGGGACGTTGAGCTGAATTGCAGAGACCGAGGCAAGGTTCGCAATACCCATGCCCAGATACTCCCAGCTCTTCCAATACACCTTGTCCGCTTCTTTTTTGATCCAGAACTTAACGTCGTTCAGGATGAAGAAGTTTCCGAGGAACTGAGGATCCGTGAAGGCGTACATCAGGCCAGGAGCCAGGATGTCGACTTTGTTGGTCACGACCACTTTACGACGCATGATCGTGTCGTAGGTATAGCCACCAACCGTCAACTGGGTAGCGAGCGGAGAGCCCACATCAGTCGCAGGTTGCACATGCCAGTCGTCGAAATCGACGTTGGTCATGAGGATGAGAGCCGACTGGAGTTTGTCCGCATCGACCATCTTCACGAGCTTGTTGACGTTCGAACGCGAGATGATCGTGTCCGAAGACGAGATGTATTTGCCGCTCGTAGCGACGGCGCCGGCCGCAGCTTTGAGGAACGTGGTATCTTCCACGTACATCAGGTCCTTGATCGAGTTTTCTTCGATCACTTTCGTGATCGGGTACTCGTAAGCGAGCAACTCGGCTTCGTTCTTGACGAACAAGTCGGACTCGATCTTGAAGAACGGAATCGCATAACGCTTACCAGAGAGGTAGCGCTCGCGGCCCGCAGAGCGGAAGTTGACAGCCGCCGCAGTGGACGGATGTTCAAAATCCACGATCTTCAAGAGCGTGTCGTGACGGGTCGAACGTTGGAGGTCCGCACGGGTCACAGTCTCCGGAGGAAGAATCTTCCGGGAGAACGCGTTTTCACGCAGGAATGAGCGAACGTACGCTTGTCCTGCTTGTGCCATCTTCGTCTGCCCGTCTTGGGTATCCATCTGGGAGACGAAGAGGTTATTAAAAGAGCTGGCTTCTTCGGTCATCGACATTTTAGCTTTCTCCTTCTTAGGTCAGCTGTTGTTCAACCGCGATTAGCGGTCGAGAACTTCAATTTCCATCACACCGTTCGAGTCCGGTGCTTTGTAAACGCGAGCGAGGATCGCGTCGTTCACGCCGGCAGGCGACGGGATACGAACACCGGCCGAGGTAGCTTTCACGGTCAGGTTCATGCCGTTGGTGTAGGAACCAGGGACGAACTTGTTCGTGCGGTAGAAAAACCCGCCGCTCGGAATGATCGTGACGTTGCCAGTTGCCTGAGCATCGTACTGATCGTTACCAACCCACACAGGGAAGGTGCCGTATTGACCGACAGAGGTCGGAGCAATCATCGTGTTGTTCGGACCCATGAGCAGCCAGTCGCCGAGTTCGACGTCTTGAGCGACCATGGAAGCGTCGAGGACTTCGTCCTTGATATTGATGTGCTCAATACCTTTGGTGATGTCCATCCGGTTGTCCGGCTGACGAAGGTCAACCGAAATCGGGGCAATGTATTCTTGAGCTTGGTTAGCCATTTCATTCTCCTTCTTTAGATATGCAATTCGCCTGTCAAAACGAATGTTTCGAGAGGATTTTTTCCAGCAACTGCGCTGGAATCCGCGAGATCTCCAGCTTTTTTGGTGCTGCCGTAACCACGTTCGAGGGCTTTCTCAACAATGTCCAGGTCGTCAGTCATGAGAGAGGCGACCTTCTCTTGGAATTCTTCGAAAGTCTTGAACGGATCACACAGACCAAGTTCGATTTCTTTGAAGGCGATCTTCTGTGCGCGTTTTTCGAGCGCGGAGTCTTGAGCTGCTTTTTCGAGTTCGCTCTTCTCCGTGTTCAGGCGCTTAATCAGAAGGCCCGCCGTCTTAATTTGTTCAGCGGTAACTTTTTGTTCCATCTCAGTACCCCAGGCTCTTCGTAAGGGGAATCCGACCCAGCCGTTTACTCAGAACGTTTTTGTCCTGCGGCACTTTTTTCGGCATGTTGAGATCGCTCGGTGCTTTTTTCGCCATTTCAGTCACGGCGGTAAATTGCGGGAGCGAGAGCAACTTGCTTTTGGCAGCAGTTTTCGAGAGCGCTTCGTCGATTTGTTCCTGCGTGTATCCTTCGGACTTTGCCTTCTTTTCGAAGGCTGCCACTTTCGACATGGCGTCCAGGTAGGAGGCACACTGGATTCGATTCAGAGCCATCGCGGTCTTTTCGACTTCCGTGAAGGATCCTTCGGGTTGAGCTGGCTTGTTCGAAACATCAACTGCATCGGTTGCACCGAGCAGTCGATCTGCCAGCTGATCGATATCGGAATGGGACTCCGATGCCACCTTTTCGCGCGCATCTGCGGAGTGGCCGATGAGAGCATCGGCTGCTTCGAGGAGAGCTTTGATAGGTTTCACCGGAGTCGCCATCTTCAATCCTTACTTCTTCCCGTGCTTATGAGCAGCGTGCATTCCGCCTGCGCCTGCAGCGGCACCGGCGAGCAGACCATAACGGCCTTTGTTGCGCTCGAGGTGGGCTTTGCCTTTTTTGAGGTGCGGAGCGACGCGCTGTTTGGCAGCTTCGTAGTGCTCTTTCAGTTTCTTGCCGTGACGGGCCATGAAACCTTCAGCCTTAACGACGCCGCTGGATGCGATCTTCTCGATGTTAGAGTCGACAGCCGCATCCCAAGTGCGCTCTGCATTCTGACCGACAAGCACCGAATTCGCGATGCCTTCGATCAGTTCAGCAGAGGTCAGCTCAGAAGCTCTCTTGTCCATGTGCTTTTTGCCGTACCAGCCACCGGCAGCGCCGACAGCAGCGGAACCAGCCATAGCCTTACCCGGGTGCTCGTGGAGGGCTTTTTTCGCCTTCGCACCAGCAGCGCTCAAGTGACC